CGCCCGCTCCTCTTCCTCTGCGGCTTTTTGCTCTGCCAGGGCCTTTTCCACTGCCGCCGACACTGAAGCGTCATAAGCGCTTTTCCGCTCCGGATTTGATAAAAAGTTTTCCAGCGCCGTGGCTGCGTCTGTCTGCCGGCTGTTCTGATCTGCTTCCTGCTCCTGGGTTTGTACTTCTTTTTCATTACTTTCCATCATGATTCTCCTTCCTTTGATTTTATGGTTTCTGTTTATAGAGCCCATATTTTGGGCACAAAAAAAGACGCTTTAAACGCCTTTTAATGCCTGGTTAAACTACATATATTTTTCCAATTCCCCTTTATAATGAAATCCAGCGGCACATTCCCCCTTTGCATAGGCATTCCTCAAAAAGACTTCCTTCGGGATACCCTTAGGAAATGCCCTGCATCTGCACATACCTGTCTGCTTATCAGAGTCAATAAAGTGATCGCAGAAAAAGCACCTTGGAATCTTAATCATTTTCTCCAAACCTCCACAAACTGCTCTAACAGATACTTCACCCTTAATGAGAGCGCATATCCATTACGTTTTCTGACGATGGCCTCCGCTATTGCTTCTGCCCCATCTCTACAGCTATCCGCGTATCCAGATACCCCGTCTATATGCTTCAGACGCAAAGTCTCTTCCATCTGTATATATTCTTCCATAGTATTGCACACCTGGAACGTTAATACATGCGACATCTCATGCCATACAATATCTTCTATGGACTGCACAGCAAAATAAGGGCTTTCAAACATGCCCTCCATTAAGGAAAGGTTTTTCCATATGGGGCAGGCATTGTTAATAACCAGCTTACTCCGATACTGTCCATCCTCATCCTCCGCATGGAAGAACAGCGGAGCTCCTATGTGTTCATCATCAGTATAATCCCCAATCTCCAGATAATCAAGTTTTAAGTCATATTCTTTTCCAACATCAGCAATGGTCTGCTTGACAGCATTTATCTGCTCTCGGGAGAGATTCGTCTTATCCGCCGGATGCTGGAGCGTGACACCTTTAACCTGTCCCAGGTCCAGGCGCTTTTCCACCAGCGGCAGTTTTCCCCACTCTTTATAGGTCATGTCCGCCGGTACCAAGTAATTCTTCCCTGTGGCAGGATTTCTGGCTCTCCGCGCTTTATGTACCAGCCCCCTCACTACATCTATGATCACAGAACGGCAGAACGGGTGCAGGGGCGGCACATTCTTTCCAGGCTTTGCATCTCCTACATTAATTATGCTGCCATCCGCCTCCCGGCACTCTGGGGATGTCCTGGTATCCAGCGTTGCCACAAAACGTACCTGCCGTGTCCCCCGCGCCTTGGACGCCTCCAGATCCGCCATGGTGGTGAAATATGTGGTCTCCGTGCGGATAAGACGCTCCGCTGCGTAAGTTCCGCTGCCTGCCAGCTTACCAAGCTGCTTTGCCAGCTGCCGGGAATTGGTTCCCAGCATGGCCCCCTTGAGCAGCAGCTTTTCTATCTCCCGATTGATTACCTGGGCATTCCCCCATATCCGCCTGGAGTAGTGTTTCCCGCTCCAGTTTTCCGCCAGTATCTGATGGATAACCTTCTCCGGCAATTCCTGGAAGGAAAAAGCAAATCCCATATACTGCTGGGCGTCAAACATGGATCGCAGGTATTCTTCCTTAATCACGCCGGTATAGGCCCTGGTGCTGATAGCCAGTTCCTGGTCAGCGACCACGGACATCTGTGTCTGGATGGCCGCCTGCAGGGCCTCCTGGCGGCTGATACGGCTCTGGTAATAAAAGGCATCTATCTGCTTAAGCAGCTGCTGGCGGATAGCCGGATCTGTTATGGTCTCCAGCTGCTGACGGATATCATCTATTTCTTTAGCGGATATGGTCTGCTTCAGTATGGCTCTGGCCTCCTGCTCTGTCATTCCGCCCTCACGGACAAAACGCCAGAATAAACGGTCTATTTTCCTCTGCAGTTCCTTCATTGCCTCCTCATATGCCTGGTTAATCTCCAGGATGGATGCCGTGACATATTCCTGCTGGTCAGACAGGCGTCCATCCGCCCGGCTGATCCAGTAATCCTCGTATGCCATGCCCACCTCCCTCTCTATAGCTGATAGTCAAATGGCTATTCCAGGTTCTTGAAGTCATAGCTGCCAAAGGCTTTCTGCTGCTGCTGAGCGGACTGCTGCTGTTCGGCCAGGAGTCTGGCACGTTCATCTTCCACATTGATGTCTGGATCAAACCGGGTCAGCCGGGTCTCCCAGCTGATCAGTCCCTCGGTCTCCTGGGCCACCTTGGCCTGTGTCTCGTCATCCACCGGCAGCGTACGCTTCATGGCAATGGATATATCCGCCGACTTTAAGGGAATTGCCTGCAGGTAGAATATATTCTCATACATGCGCAGACGGCGCTTTAAACCGCGCTTGAAATACCGCTCCTTGGTCTTTCCTTTGTCCTCCAGACCAATCAGTTTGTACTTTAATGCCACACCGCTTGAATTGCCTACAAAGTTTTCATCCGTCAGGCAGGGCACCTGGGAAAATTCATGGATATCGTCCTTGATGGATTTTTTCAGCACTTCCACCTGATCCTCGTTCAGGTTCTTCGTCACCCAATAAGCCTTGCCCCCCTGATCAAGTTCCAGAATCTTCTCCTTGCGGATGAATGATGCCGTCTCACTGCGTTCCCCCTCATCGTCTCCCAGACTGCCAGCCTCTATCGCCAGCAGGGCATCCGCCAGCTGCTCCTTGTCATTGAGCCGATCAGACTGCAGCAGGTTGTAGGCGTCTATCAGGGTAAGCACACCCTCAAAATCTCCTCTGCCTTTTTTATTGTTGCGGTACTCAGTGACCTGCACCTTGCCAAAATAGGACATCTCCCGGCCTATGAACCGATAAGTGGCAGCATTCTTTATGCTGCTGCACTGATAAGTGTCAATAAATCCCTTGCAGTAAACAGTGATGGTGTAACCGGTACGGCGGTCATTTATGTCCAGGTTTTCCATGTAGCTGAAGGCGAACATACACTTATGCTTGACGGTTGTATCACATACTACATTCGTGGTAAATGGGGACAGCACCGCCAGTTCCGGCACCGGGACTTCATCACTGTTCATGTATGCCAGTTCGTATCCCCTGCCGAACACGGATATGTCCATCCCCAGTTCCGCATTATGGCTCTCCTCCTCGGTTTCCTCAAACAGTTCCCCCAGGATCCGTGCGCCCTCACCGGAATATACGACCGCAGCGCCATGGACATAGCCTACCAGGATCGTGGAAATGTATTCCGCATGGTTGGCCACCAGGCGGTTATTGGGGATGGAACTGTCCTCAAAATACCTCTTCAGGATCTCATGCCTGCCGTCCACATAATCATCCAGCTTTTCAAGCCTGGGCAGTTCCTTCATATGCTGCTCTATGCATTTCGCCAGCAACGTGGGCGGGATGGTCCCATCACTGTTCATCAGGCTGCGGTCCTTATATATCATTCTTCCTACCTCACTCCCAGCCGGGCCTTTTTGCCTGCCCGCACCTTTTTTCTAACTTTGACTTCGCCATTGACCATCTCCACCACACCTGTCAGGCAGTCCTCGGCATCGTCATGCTCGTTCTTTCCCTTGCGCTGGTACTTCCTGACATGCTTGGCGAACTCGGGCCAGCGCCTTTCCCAATCCTCTGGCATGATCACCTGTTCGCATACGTTGGTGGCATTGGACAATATTCGGGCCTTTTTATTTGCTCCCTGATGGAACCAGGAAACCACTGTCCTGGACCATTTCCATCCCTTCAGGATAGCAATAACATTCCTGGCAAACCCACGGCCTCCGTTGTTGCTCTCAATGAGGGCTTCCTTCACTCCCTGCTGCTTCATCCGGCGGGCCGTCTCCGGCTCAGTCTTTTCCATTCCCTCGTCCGTATAATATACGTCCAGCAGATACGCGTAGCTGTCCATGACGCCGAAACAGATACTGCAAAGGTAATCGTTACCCTCATCCGCTGTATCCGTGTAACTGCAGATCCTTTCAAAGCTGCCCCGGTCCAGCGCCGCCGGATCATAGGTATTGAATCCCTGGGCATACAGGGCGCCGGTCACATCCACCGGCTGCTGCTGGTAGTTGGCATTAAAGATCGCCTGACTCATGAGCCTTCGCTTGTCGTTCCAGGACTTAAAACTCAGCAGTTCCGGACACATCATATCACCCAGAATGTTGCCGTCCTTATCCAGCCGCTCGCCCTGGTAGTATCCGCAGGGATACTCCAGGCAGTCATGGCAGCTTTCCAGTTCCCGACTCTTGTAACAATCCTCCACACGGTAGATCTTCTGGGCATTAGCACAGGCCGGATAACATAACACATACCATTCCCCCGGCTCCTCCTCTAAAAGCCGCCCGCACAGATCCCGGGTAGACCACCTGGTCATGTTGATAATCTGGTAGCCCCCTTCCTCTACACGAGATATGAAAGTATCTGTGTACCAGTCATACTGCCCATCCAGTACAGTATCATTGAATGCCTCCTTGCTGTTCTTTACCGGGTCATCAATTACACCTAACCGGCATCCGATACCTGTGATGGTGCCGCCGAATCCGGTACCCAGGTACGAAAAAAAGCTGCCTAGCAGCGCCCACAGCTTTTTGGCGGCATCCCCGGGCTTGATCCGCACCCCGGGAAAGATGTCGGAGAACACCGTCACCCTGGGATCCAACTTGGTGGCGTCTATACCGTCCCTGACATTGCCGGAAAACCGCTCCGACAGGATGTCGTTGTAGGAAACTGTGATGACGCTGCCCTGGTTGTACTTTCCCAGGTACCACTGTTCAAACTCCGACAGGCTGTAGCTCTTGCCGTGTCGGGGTGGAATATTCAGCATCAGCTTTTTGCAGACATCGTACTGTATCTCCGCATCCCGCAGCCGGGTGATTTCTTCCAAATTTGCTATATGCCACTGCTCTGATGCATCCAGCCGTATAATCCGATCCTCCACCAGAGCCTGGAGCGTAACGGCAATTTCTTTTAAGTGCCACCGCTCCTCTTTATAAAATTTGGGATTCTTCAGCTTCTCGTACTCCCAAAAGTTCTCCCTGCCTGCCGCATAGGGATCATCGGCATCCACTTTATGTACTTTTGTCTTAAACTCCTGTGCAATACCCACTTCCTGCTTCTTGACGCCTCCCTGTTTTCCCGGTTTGTCCAGCAAAAACGTCATGAATTAAAAACGGGTACCAGCTTTCCGATAATGGGCCGGTACCTGTCTCATGTATTGGTAATCCCTACAGGTCTCCTGTACCTGCGCCTGTCCATAGGTCAGTCCCCTGGCCCTGGCCGCGGCGTCAAACTCTAGGATATCCCTCTGTATGGAACCTCTTCTTATTTTTGCCTTCTTCTTTCTTGCCATTAATGATATTTCTCCCTGCTCAGGATCAGCGCCGCCACGTCATGCTCCCTGCGGATGGTCTCCGCCGTTATGGCTCCCATGGCCCGGTACTCACGGTTCTTCTCCCGTTTATACTCCTTCCGGGCAGCAGCGTTCTGCCGCTTGCGCCGGTCCCTCTCATCTTTATATCCCGGCAGCCTTTTCAGATACCCAGACACACTCTGGCGGCTGATGCCGGTGTTCCCGGCAATCTCTCCTATGGACTTATGCCCTTCAAAAAACTGCTCCTTGGCATCCGCCCTCCAATCCCTGACCCTGCTTTCCATTTTTGTCCTCCTGTTTTTGGGCGCAGTGATGGACTGCACACTTCCATGTGCCGTTCAAAACTGTTTAAAGGCCATTTAAAAAGGCCAAAATCCATTTTGATGGAAAATCCATCACCCGAAGTCAAAACTGTCTGTACGGCCCTGCTGCTTACTGCATCCTGGACATCTCCATCTCCGTCTCCTCCGCCAGTGTAAGCAGCGTCTGCGCCACCTCCGGGTAACGGCTTCCTATCTCCTCATAAATCTTGTCTGTAAACAGCTTCATTGCCGTATGGATGGCTCCCTGTTCTTTCCTGGCGTTTAGCTTCAGCTTCTCGTTGGCTACCTGGGCGTTCTGGAGGCTGGCTATGGACTTGGCGATCTTAGCCCTCTCCCCCGCGTCCATCTCATCGTCCACCATGGCCTCCATAATCAGTTGGCTGGCCAGCAGGTTATTGGCCTCATGCAGTTCCGTGGCCGGACGGTCAACGTCATCCTCGGCCAGGAGCTTGGCAAACTCCTTGGCTACCCTCACTGATTCAAACCGGGCCAGAAATTTCCGGCCATACCGCCCCACGGAAGAATAATGCACGTCATATCCATTCTCTTTCAGGTAGCCGGCTATATCCTCATACTTCTCACCGCTAACCAGTCGTTCCTCCACCTCACGCTTTACCGCCTGGGGCAGGCTGTCAATCTTGCCGTGGCTCCTGTTACCCTGTTCCATAACTCCTCCTAGCTGCTGATGCCGGCTGCTTCCGCGTTTCCCTCCAGCACATCCGTTCCCGCGGGAGTGATATGCGCCACCACGCGGCTGATTCCCAGCCGGGCATTTTTAAGCCGTTCCACATGCAGCAGTCCTTTTCCTTCCAGATAGGCCGCCTGCCTCTCCAGTTCCTCCTCACCGGCATTGATACCCATCTTTCTCAGCCCGGCCGCCAGCACCTGGAGGGATGCCCCCACCGGCTCCGACTGCGCTGCCATCTCCAGGATTTCTTTCCTGAGTACTTCCTTTTCTGCCAAGTCTGTAAGATTACTCATCCAATATCACCCCCACGTCCTCTATGTCACCTTCCGCCAGGTTTACGCCAGCCGGAGTCAGCCAGATCACGCTGTCCCAGTACGGGTCTTTCAGTTCCACGTGAATGTACCTCTTGCCGTCACCTGCCAGATAATAAAATGCCTTCACCAGGTCTTCATCCGCTGTAAACCCTTTCGCCCGGAGAGACTGCCGCAGAACGGACAGACTGATATCCGTGCCGTAGTACCGGTACAGGATCTCCACCACGTTCCCCCGCAGCACCTTCGCCGCATTAACCTTCATCAGATCCGCCGCCATTTTTCACACCTGTCCTTTCCTCGATCTTTTCAAGCCTTTCATTGATTTTACCCATGGACTGGTCAATGCCCCGCATGGTCTCCGTGATCCGGTCCATATTTTGGATCATCCGCTCCATGTTCCCCATCAGGATGGACTCACGTTTCTCCGACTCCCTGCGGATCATCTCCTCACGCCGGATGCCGTCCTCTATAAGCTGCTGTTCCCTCCTGGCCCTCTCCTCCATGATCAGCTGCAGCTGCTTCTCCGATTCCTGGCGGATCAGTTTCTCCCTCTTCGCGGCCTCATCCGCCAGCTGCTGTTCCCTCTGCAGGAGCAATTCGTTAGCTTTGTTTACACGGTTATCATCATTTCTGCTCTTACAGATAAAGTAGATGATAAAGATTATCAGCAGGACGGGAGTGATCCCGATATCCACAACATTTTTCATGATCTCCGAAAATGTCATCTCATCCCCGAGGGATACCGCCACTGCTGTCCGGACCGCCCTGTGTATAGTTGTGCCCGCGGCCACGCCTATCCATATGTACATGCCATACCTCCGTCTCATCCCTTACCATTCTCCTGGGGTGTCCTCCAGTACTGTCCCCCGGTAAGCGGCCTTTACCCGGGGCAGCACCTCTTCAATTTTGTCCCGGATATACGTCTCAGTATCTGCCAGACAGCTGTCCAAGTCTGCCCTGACCTGCACATCCAGCATCTGAATGATCCGCATGTATGCTTCCTGGCTTAACGCCTTCAGATCTTCGGGAGCCGCCTCCCCGTCCTTTACCTTCTGGCGCAGCGCATATGCTTTCTCCGACTCCATGACACTGACCACCGTGTTGGCAACGCCGTCAAGCACTGTGACCGCCAGCTTAAATGCCGCTGCCTGGGCTGTCCTGCCGGATGCCTCCGCCTCCCTGCGCAGCTTCTCCAAGCTTGCCGCCGCCATCCTGCTGCCTTTATTCAGGATGCAGGCCAGCGCATATAGCAGGGCCAGCAGGACTACCGGCGTCAGCACGTCTTTTGCTGCCTGTAAAAATTCCCTCATGATTTTTTCCTCCCTTGGTTTTTGATGGAATAAAAGTAGCCGTATAAAGAGGTCTTTTGAAACCTCCCTATACGGCTATGGTAGCACATGTCCAGTACAATGTACTTTGTACGTTACAATTTTTCTTGGAGAGCCAGCATACACTCCATCAAATCCATCTGGCCGGGAATATTGCTGGCCGCCTCCCTCTTGGCCGCCCCCCGCAGCAGGATGTCACGGACCACGTTGTAGACGGTGGACTCCGACACATCATACCTGCTGGCCAGTTCCTTGATATTCGTGCCGTCATACTCCTTGCGAATGAGTCCATAGACCCGCTGCTTCACCAGTTCCCTCCTCTGCGGCACATAAATGCTGGTGCCGCCGAAATGCTCAGACAGCTTGATCAGGTTCTCCATCCCGAGAGCCTCGGCAAAGTCCCTGTGCTGCTCCTGCAAATCCTCTATTGTCAAATCCCGGAGCAGCTTTTCTTCATTCACAGTCATTATGTCACACCCCCTGTACCCTGTAAAGATGCTTTTTCCGCCCTGGCCTTCATGTCTTTCAGCGCCTCTATGGCCTGGCCTGCCGTCCTGCTGGTCAGCCATTTCAGGCTGTCTACTTTGTACTGGTTCTGCACAAATGCCTCCAGCCTAGCCCAGTCAGCGTCCCCGCCCGGCAGCACCCAGCCAATCTCCTTCAGCAGGGCTCCCAGAAAACGCTTCTGTCTGGCCGTTGCCATCCCCTTGGGGGTAGATCTGCCTTCCAGGCGGTCTATCACCCGGAGGGCCTGCCCGCTGGTTAGGTCTTTCAAGCTGCTGCATCCAGTCTCCGCATACACCAGTTCATGGAGCAGGTCATTGTCTATGGCCTGTTCCCGGCAGACGGCATATATCTTGGCCCGCTGCGCCTTCGTCATTGCTTTTGCTTTCGCCATATTTATCCCACCTTCAGATCAACCTGTTTGGTCTCATACCAGAAAGCGTCCTCCACCTTCAGGCTCCCTCCCACCTCCAGAATCAGCTGCTCGTCATACTGCTTCAGGATATCCTTGTTGACCGTCTCCTTGCTGATAATGCAGTCCTGCATACCTTTCTTGCGCAGGGCGGCGATTACCTTGTCCAGGGCCTTGGGCAGCTGGAGCCTGGTAGACTTCCGAAATCCTACCCTGCCAAAGGTCAGATCCTTGGTTTTTCCGTCCAGCTGGTCCTTTTGGTCCGTGGTAAACTCCTTGATCATAAGTTCCTGCTGCTTGATCTGCTTCTTGTATTCATTAATCTTTTCCTCATAGGTCAGCTTGATCGTGTCGATCTGCACGTTCATGCCCGCCTCCACTATGGCGATCTCATTCCTTGCCTCAGCGATCAGCCGCAGCGCCTGGTTCACATCCTCCCAGTTCTTTAGTTCAGGTTCTTCCATCCGTACCCTCTTCATACGTTTGCTCCTCCTTCTTTCCTGTAGTTTTTACTTTCCCCACTCTGCGTTTATACGGGCTTGTGACCGTCACCCTGCTGGGTGGCCGCATTAGGGAAGCCCCTGGGGCTTCACCTTAATATGTCCATATGGTAACCACTCAAAAAATTAATTTTCCTATCTCCCACACAATAATTATTACAATGGGAAAAATAATTACTTCAAAAACATCTTTCACCTTTTGCTTTAGTTTCACCTTAAGCCGCATCCAAATATGATCTCTCCGCCGCTGGGAAAGTTCCTCTCTAAGCTGCTGGGTGCTGTAGGCTGCCAGCGGGTTCTGATACTGACCCTCCCGCATGGCCTTGTCAATTTCTCTGGTACATGCCATGAATCCAGTCTCTCCTTCCCTCTAATTAGCCAGCAGCTCCTTCTCCAGCTGGTCAAAGTCATAATGGTTCTGTTCAAAATTGTTGAAACCGCTCTTTGGCCTGGCCACCTCCATGCCATTGTCCTTGCACCGCTGCAGGTTGCGCATAATCCCCAGCGTGTACCTCTCCGGATAGCTGGGATAATGTTGAATGTGAATCTCCAGCGCCTGCTTCACCACACTGGCGTCAAACTTCTCCCACTGTGCCTGCGCCTTTTTAATCACTGACGGAGATATCCTTCCGGACTTCCTGGTCTGCCGGACCAGGTTCCAGTATTTCTTTTTCAGTTCTTCCATTTCCATATGCCGCCTCCTATCCCGCGATTCCCATGTCACGGATGACCTTGTTTAAATTGGCCGGATTGATCTCGTCAAACACGCCGATGGTATTGACATAGACGTTCACCGCGCCCCGCAGCCCATAGTTTGTCCGGCTGATCTGGTGCAGAATCTTCATGGAATCCTCGTCCAGGCCATACCGTCCAAAAATACGGTCCATATCCTCCCTGCTGTTGGTTGACGTGGTGACCATCTTCCTGACTCCAATCCGGGAGAACAGCTGCGCGTACTCGCTCTTATGTGTACCCAGCAGCTTTGTGTATATTGACTCATTTCCCACAAAACATATCCCGATGCCCGTGCTGTCAGATATACTCCGCAGATGCTCAATGGCCCTGACTGTAAGGTGCTGGGCCTCATCCACGATAATCACCCTGCCGGATCCCTTCAGCTTGCTGATGATATCCTTGGTGATCTTCCGGTCTGTCCTCTCCCTGGATCCCAGTTCATCCGCCAGCAGTTCATTGACCCCTGTCAGGGACGCGTATGTGGGGATAATCTCAATCCCGATGGCCAGCTGGTTTTCCTTCAGGTACTGCTGCACCGCCGTGGTCTTGCCCACACCGGCATCCCCATAGGCCACACTGACCACGCCCCGCAGGTGGGCATAACTGATGGCCTGCTTGACCATACGGGTGACGGTAGTCTCCACAAACTCCGGTGCCTTGGGAGCCAGCGTTTTCTGGGCCTGCATGTCCATCAGTTCCACAATCTTCTCCGTAACGGTCTCCGGGTTGGGATACTTCCCGTTCAGATAGCTGCTGACCGCCCCGGAACTGATGCTGAGCTTTCTGCTAAACTCCGCCTGGCTGATATTCTTCTGGCGCATGTAGTCCCTGGCCCACTTCACTGCCTCTTCATAGCTTACATTCCTGGTTTCCTCGCTCATCTAATCCACCTGTCCTTTCATCTTCTCAATCATTCTGGCATAGTCGATCATATCCGCCCCTTCGCCGCCTGCTGCCTCGTCTAATTCCTCCATCCAGTGCTTCTCCCTGTAGCGGATCGGCGTGATGACTGCCGGGTTAAGCGCCGGTTCGCCTGCTGCCAGGTTCTGTTCTGCCTGCCACATGGTCAACGCCAGGGCATCATCAACCTCTATCCGCCTCTGCTCCCTCCAGTTCTTGACCAGCCGCTCATAAGAACGCATCTGCTGCATCTTTTCCTTGACTTCTTCCGTGGAGGCATAATAACTGAGCCTGCCCTGCTGGGCAGCGGTACACAGGAAACGATCCTGTTCATCGTAGACCCGGACCTCTTTCAGGTCATCCGGATTAAACCGGAAATACACTTTCTTTCCGATATGGTTGAACAGCAGTTCTTCAGAATTGAACCAGATATATGCGTCATACATGGACAGTCTCACTCCGGCGCGCTGCACGGTGCAGGGCTTGCCGTTACGCATCATCATCAGATTCAGTTCGTCAGGGGCCGCGGTGCGTTTCTCGATCAGGCATTTCGCGTATACCTCATTCCGACTCTTTCCATACATGCCCGCTCCCACGCACTCCGTAAAGTTATATATTCCCTCTATGTACTTGTCAACGTACTTCACAAAATCCCCAATAGGCGTAAAGTTTTCCGCGTATTTCCCGGTGCGCTTCAGACGCTCTGGACGCTCCGCTGGAGTGCCGCCCGTGTAACCCGCAAAGGCCCTGGAAAAGCACTCCTTCACATCCCGGAACGCCCTCTCTATAATCTTTGACCTGGCGTTCCTGACCAAAGCGGTGTGGAACTCAATTCCCAGGTGCTGGAGAATTGTGGGAGCCTCATGCCCCCAGTCAGCGCTCTTACGGTGTCCCCGTCCCCCGATATCGTGAGTTAAGAACTCCCGGCCATTGTCCGCCAGGATCCGCTTGGGAATCCCATAGCGCTCAATCCCCCGCCGCAGCGCATAAAGCGTTGCCTGGCTGTTCGGTGTCATCGTCACATACCACCCCACCATCTTCCGGCTCCGCACATCCAGAAAGCCTGTCAGGTACACCCTGCTGGGCTTTACCTTCTCCCCATCATCAATAAAGATATCAAATGTATGGTTATCACAGACCCATATGTCGTTGCTGTCCAGATCGCTATAGTCACGCACTATGTACATGCCACATTTGTCCTTAAATGCCTTTTCCCCTTCCCGCCATAGGACAATCTCCGCAGGCGGTATCCTCTTCAGTATCTCCCGTGAGAATGTAGACCGATCCGCCATAGGCGGTATCTCAATTCTGTTCTTCTTGAAGTAGGTCTCCGTGAGCCGCATGCACAGCGCCACTGTTTTCTTGGACTCATCCAGATAGTACTCTTCGAACACGTTCCATACCTGATCCGGAATTTTCTTGCAGTGGTTATCATGCTTCCCCCGCCGGTCCACCAGGCCCCCGGCCCCCATCTCCCTGTACTGCCGGTCCTTGCGGGACAGCTGCTGGTAATTGAGGCCCGGCCTGCGCTGCTGCATGACCTGGACAAACGCTTCATCCGCCTGGGCCTTGGAGCCGCTGTAAGCGCTACGGTACTCCTTCCACTCTTTCAGGAGATCCAGCCAGTCCGCCGCCTCCGCCCGTTCCGCTTCTGACAGTTCCTCCAGCGGGATCTGCCTCACCGGCTCCGGATCCTGCTGCCGCTTCAGACGGTCATACTTCTTTTTCAGCTTTGGATCCAGGCTGGACACCGGAATCAGGAAGCTTTTTCCCCCGGCCCCGCCACGGCCACGGGTCTCCCTGGCTGTCAATGTGCCTGCTGTAATTGCATATCTTACATTTCTCGTTGTCTCTCCAGATAGTGCAGCATACTCCTCTACAGTCAATTCTTCCATTTTTGTCACTCCACCCTTTACATTCGGCATCTGATATGTTATGCTATCAGTGTCTCGTTCACGTGGAGAGACATGGGCCAACGACCTGGCAGGGGGTGGCCCATTTTTTAATGCTGTTTTCATCTCTCTTTCTCTCCTTCCTGGCCTGCCATCATCAGTGCCAGTAGGCCATCCCTGGCAGATGCAGCAGGGTTTCCCCTACCACATTTCGGCTACCTTATTCACTAACCTCTGGTACATCCGTTCACAAATGTCTGCATTTTTACACCTTATATTTGTATCACCTGAATCCTCCTTACTATCCAGCCTGTGCAATGTTATCGTATTGACAGTAGCTGAAAAGTGCGGACAACACTTACAATAGTCCTCTAGTATAAGATGAAATCCTTCCATCCCCTATAATTCTCATTACCTGACTTATCCATCCTTGTCCTCCTTAAACTTTAAGGCCATTCTGCCCTTTCCCCTGTCCCACTCCACAACATACTGCCCTTTGGCCTTCCCTGGCCGCAGCGGGCACCACCTGGGATGGGACTTGATCCTGGGATTCCCCTCTTCATCTACATAACAGATAAATCCAGGCCCCCTGCTCCCGAACCACTCCAACGGCAGTTTCTCCGCTTTCTCATGGCAGCACCGGCACTCTATGCCACCAACCAGGCGGCGGAATTTCTTCATATATACACAGTCCCTGCAATCCATGCCTTTCCTCCCATCTAAAAAATGCTCATTAAACAGCCTTTAAACAACGCCTGGCCCCTCTTTTATCCCTGATTCCTCATGCCCCGATCCCAAGCACTTCACGGATCTGGTCTATATACGCGCTGTCCTTCCTGTAACCGGCAAAGATCGTATTCAGATACTGTTTCTTGATGCCCAGCCTGTTACACAACTCTGTCTGTGTCATGTCCAGTTCCATCAGCCTGGTCTTAACCTGCCTCTCAAAAGGCGTCATCTTTCTGGTTCTCCTCATCTTCATCACCTCCGTTCCTTTCAGCCTGCCTTATCAGTGCCAGTAGGCCATCCCTGGCAGACGCGGCGGGATCCGCCCGCTGCGTTTCGGCTGTCTATGCCCTGAAGAACCTCTCCAGTATCAGGCGGGCCTCTTCCTCTGTTGGCTCAATGGCCAGATCCTCCGGGCTTGGGGATTTCTCCCCGACTCCCAGGATCGCCCCTGTATAATCCATCAGCCTCCTGGCCATTGCGGCATCCGTTCCCTTGTTCTGTCCCATAGTGTTCTCCTCTCTCCCTGGCTTTTCCCGGCAGGGGCGGGATGAAATATCTTACAAGCACTTTATGACGTCCTGGATCAGCGCGATCCCGGAGTCTCCCATTACAGGCACTTTTTTCGTCCCGCTTTCAAATACAATGGTCACATATTCCTCCTGCTCATCCAGCACCAGATCCTTGACGTTGCTCCCGGCTCTGGTATAACGCAACAGAAATTTCAATTCCCTTACAATCGTTTTTTTGCATTCGTTTGACGTATACGTAGGTGAAGGAAAATTCTGTAAGTACTTTTCATGTGTTTCCATCCTTCTTTCCAACATCATGGTATCCTGTATTAAATGAACCATTGCCTCATTCATTTCTTGGATTTGATTTTTTATCTCCTCATATTCGCTCACTTTTTTACCTCCTAGTCTTTATCCTGTTTCACCAGTGCCGGTAGGCCATTTCCGGCAGATGCAGCAGGGTTTCGCCTACCGCATTTCGACAATATGTGGTATAATTTCCTTACCAGTATCTGGCAATACTGGAATACTATGAAAGGAGATTGCCACATGCAAAGAATTTTTAGAAAAGACGGATTCTGCCCTATAATCAATGCCAACGTTTCTCTCCCTATTGTTTATGTAGAAAACTCTCCATTAAGCAGAGTGGAATATGAAAAGGGCACACACGAATGTCCACACATAGCCGCTGGTGTTGAATGTTCCATTAAATGCCCAATTCATGAATCGGCTGAGGACATTATTGTGAATCCGTAACGGGATATGGGGAATCTGCCGCGTCTGTGGCAGATTCTTCACATTTTACTCGTACCTCAATGTTCTGATCTGATCCCTTATGGTGTATCACCATCGGCTCATCAATGTACAAGTCGCAATAGATAAGATCCAGACTCAGCACTGGCGGCTTACCTGCTACATGCTCCAATTTGTATCCTCTAATTTTAGGAATGACATGGCCGTCTATCGCAACCTGGGTAAACATGCTGCCTATATCTTTTCTAGTAGTAATCTCCACTCTCTGGAGCCCATCCATGCCAGGCTGTGACGGCTGTGATACCTCACCAGCCAGTTCGTCCAACGTCTGACTGTAATCCAACCCTATAGATGCTCTATTCTGAACCATCTCCTCCTTGATCCTGTCTGCCTCCGCCTGGGCCTGCCGAAGCTGCCCGTCCAGATCCTGGTTTCTTTTTGCCCGTCCAATCATGTCATAGAAAATAGTTATGCCGAAACTCTTATACAGTTCAGCCAACTCCTCCACGCCGGATGCGCCCCTGATTGCAGGGTGATACAGGTAGACTGTCTCAATGATCTTATAGTCACCATCAGATAATGCCTGGCCAATCAGATTCTCGAACTCTTCCTTCCGCATCGGCTCCCTCCCTTCATACTTTTCTCCCTTATACATGTCCTCTCCTTTCCGGCCACTAAAAGGATTCTCACATTTTCCTTGTGTGGCCTATCCCTTTTAGGTATAATGTGATTGATTAGTAAACCACTAAATACATAATATCTGCGATATCGCAAATTGTCAATATGCAAACTTGCAATATCGCAAATTTTTCATGTAAAGGAAGATTATCAAATGGAAAACCTTGGAGATCGAATTAAATATTTAAGGAAAAAAGCGCATTTATCACAAAAGGATTTAGGAAACATTGTAGAATTACATGATTCCAACATTAGCAGAATTGAGAAAGGAACTGTGTTTCCAACGGCAGATATACTTTTGAAAATTGCTTTATACTTTAATACGTCATGTGATTGGTTACTTTTAGGAGATGAGGCAGATATAATAATTTGCGAAAACGCAGATGAGGCTACCTTGATCCAGCTTTATCGACGATTACTTCCGCTCGATCAAGAAGAAATTCTTGCCTTAATCAATTATAAACTCCAGCGGGCTATAAGTGTCACTGGAGATAAAAGCAAATTATCCCTTTCCGAAAGCACTAGCCAGCAAAATATATCTTAATTTTTGCGTTCAAAGGTTTATTAGTAAATCTTTAATAACGTTTAAAGAGAACACTTCATTGCTTAACATGATATAATTTCGTACATTTCTATTCACTTTTATATACTTCATGTGTTGCATCTCCCGATTGCGGAAATGATGCACCCTGTATTAATAAAGGTAAATTTGCAGATTGATATATAGGTTTATTATTTCCGCAATACTCTCTTTTATAATATATTAGTTGCCCGGAACCCGCATATTTCTTAAAAAAATGATTGCGGAAATAGCAAAAGAGATTACAATTAACTTTTCCGCAATATTTTATTGCATCTCTAAACCCCATTTTAAACAATCTTTAAATATCATTTAAAATGCCCATTTTACGCCGTTTTTATCATTCAAATTATTAAACGCTTTTTGAGCGCAAAAAAATCGAGACTCTATCAGCCCCGATTTACCTCTATTTTTCTGTGCGACAAAAATGAAAAATTCTGTTTTTCAAATGCCCATTTTCCTTATATATTCGGCTTTTTTCAGTTTTTTTCACCTTTTTGCATTTTTATAGTTCTTAGTACACATTCACAGGTGACATAAACAAGACAGTATATATTCCATTCTCATGTAATGTTTCCAATGTTTCAAGCCGTTTTCCGATACTGCTGGCCTGGTCCATATCGCTTTTGAACTGTTCGTCCAACGTATTGACCGATATGGAGACTATCAGATTTTTACACCCCTTCAGTAAATCAAGATCCCTTACAATCAGATGGGATTTTGTAGAGATATTCAGTTCACATTCTATAGAAACCAGCTGCTCCAGTATCTTCCGTGTATTGCCATACTTTTCCTCAAATGGATTATAACAATCCGTCACGGACGACAGAAAGACCGACTTTCCCCGTAATCTCTTTTTATCTATCGGTTTATCACACCGCTTAATGTCAATAAATCTTCCCCATTCCTCTCTATGGCGCGTAAACCGCTTCATAAAACAGGCATA